AGCCAGCCCCCATTCAACAAGTTGTTGTTGATTATCTTTATTATGAATGAAGTCAAGGAATTGAGCAGGGTCATTATCAAATTTTTTACGAATTTCTGATGGAATACTGCTAAACGACTTCTCCGCCTGGAGGATGGCGTTCATGGTTTCTTGAAAATCATTATTAGGATTATCATCATATGTAAATTGCTGTAATTGAGCCGTTTTAGCGATTAAGTCCATTCCGTGACGTTTAACTATATTATTTATATTTACCTCATCTTTGTGTGATTGTTCTACCCGAACGACTTCATCGTCGGGTGTTTTAAATTGTACTATTTTACGAATTACTTCGCCTTTTGAGTTTCGTTTATAAAATGACATTATCTTTTGCTCCGATTACTACTACGGTTTTTCTTTGATTGTTTATATTTTAGTCTTTGTTGTGATTTATTAACATGTGGTGTTACTTCAATACCAGGCGATTTACGTATTTTTTGTCCTTCTTCATGTTGTTCCATAATTGTTTTAACTTTTTGACCAATTTCTTGACGCTCTTTTGCACTGCCTACATGTGTATCTATCATTGATTGTAGTATTTGCATTAATGAATTAATAGGGTCAGTCATATCCTTTTTACGTTTTGTAAATTCTGTATCCGCTTGAAGTTTAGCTATTTCGGATACAGTTTTTGATATATTTAAAGCACCTGATATTGTTTCACCTAGATATTTTCCTGTATTTTTAGATTCATAACCATATGCATTAGCCTTTGAAGTTCCTGGTACAGATGAAGACGCCATAGAACCCGCCGGTGTTGATGCATCAAATTTACCTGCTAATATAGGATTAACACCAGCTTCTTTCATGTCTGCCATTCGTCGTGATACAGCAGTATTAGACATTTGTTCAGTAAATTTCCTATTTAATGCTGCCTCTCCAGCATTAAATTGTCTTGATATTCCCGCTTCTTTACTACTGAATTTACGTGCTTTTTCTGCTTCTTCTCTTTCCATAATATTACGAGCATTAGCTATATTTGCATTAGTTTGATTCGCCTGTGTTTGACCCATATAACCGCCTATACCTGGAATAACAGATAATCCAGTTTTAAGAGCGGAAGTTGCACTTTCCCAAGGTTTCCAGCCCATTAGAAGTGATCTATCAGGCCAGGTACACCAAATGTTGGCATAGGTCTAGCGCATTTAAGTTGCATATATGTATCCACAATTAAATGGGGTTCATCTGGAAATTGTACACACCTATCAAGGGGAACATCTTCTTCTATAAATGCTTCTCCTAGTAAGGGTAATGTTGCAAAATCTTGACTAAGATGCCAGGGGTCAAGTGATGAAGTTACGTCAGATTGAAATAGTCCTGATATCTGAGAAGGTTTATAGCGGTATTCTGCATATCTTTCCTGATAACCGAATACAAGGTCATCATTTGCTGAACCATCACAATACAACTCTTTATTCAAAACCTCTTGATTCCCGAGGTGTGCAAGAGAAGGCCAATATATGTCGTATCTTGTAGATTTTGATAATTCTCTACGTAGTCCTTTTTGATAAGTTAAGTCTGCTCGAGCTGATATGATTCCCATGACGATACCATGTTCATTGAATGATTTTGAAAAGCCATGACCTGATAATGAAGATGTACCTATTGCTGATAATTCTGCTACTCCAGTACCGTCGGATGTGCCAGAAGTAGTTGTTTGAGTTTGTGAAGTAATAGGTGATATATTAATAGGTGAAGAACCACCACCGAGATATTCAGGCCGATAAGATAAGTCATAGAAATTAACTCCAAAATGATTACGAACCAATTCACTGTAACGTGTGCCGCCAAAAGCGTCACGTTCTAATAATTTCTGAATTTGAAAAGCTTCTCGAAGATCATTAATAGTAGCCGCAGTTGCGGTTGTTAAATCAGCAGTTGCTGCAGATAATTCTAAATTTGGACTACCCCAATCTAATACGGCCGTTGTCGATGGTACAGTTGTACTATCTATTGATTGAGATCCTAATGTTGATCGAATTCTAAAAGGTATATCTGCATTATTATCAAATGTTGGGCCCAATATACCAGTTGTATTACCAATAATACTACCTGATACCGGTGCAGTTGTTCCAAGCGGTATGCTAACCGCGTCACCTTTCTGCGGAAATGGCAAACTGGAGGTGAAATAATCGTGCCTTTTACCACGTTTACGCAATACATATGGAGCGCCTGTATTTATATCGGGACCATCGTCTGTTTTTAGTATTGGCGAATCTATTAAATTTTGATCGCGAAACCATTCCGCGTAGATTCTCTGGTATGCTCTGAAAGGTAGTACATTTATATCAACATCACTGGGAGATATATTATGAGGAACACCTAAATAATTAAGCATTACACCATAACGACCATTGTTAGTAGTTAAATCAGGGTTACCAGTTGAAGCAGTAGTTATAGTATTTGCAAAAATTGGTATCTGATAATCAATAGAATCTCCAGGGTCTGTTTGTTCGCCGAAGAATTTTCTGCTGTTATCCCATATTATTCGATAGGGAACAAAGAAGAAATGAGTGTCGATAAAGATGTTGTCCATAATCGGGAATAATGGCGTTGATAATCGTGCAAATGCATGTAATTTTGCATTAAATGTATCCCCAGGAAGTACATCATCCCAATAAAAGGGTACTAACCATCCTGCATCCATTGTGAATTTATGACCATGTGATCGATCAAATTGAGATCGCGGTGCCTGAACACTTGGTGCCTGGCTAAAATTGTGAGTCATTACTGATTTCATTTAGAATTCTCCAAATCTTGTCTTTGCATTTCTGGTGTTATTGAACTTACTGTAGCTGTATTTATTTCAATTCCTGATTTTATTTTAACCGGATTTTTATTTTGTGTAATCATTCCGGAATTATCATCATATCCTGCAATGTGATATAGAACATAATCGTTTTTATGTGGTTGTTCTGTTACTGATTGTGTAAATGCGCGTATTGCGCTTTGATCGTTTATATCTGTGAATGGATTATTGAATATTTCGCTTACTGTGTCGTAGATTGCGTATAAGTTTTTGTACATTAGAGACTCCGTTTTAATTGATTAAATTGCGCCTTCTTTACTGTTTCTTTAGCTGATAACCGTTCGCGCGTATTGTCATCAGATAAGTAGGTCGATAATTCCCGACCTGATTTTATGTCATCATATAATTCTGGGTCGATTCCTCGTAGATATTTATCATAGTATTTTGCGGGTGCTAAGCGCATTCCGCGAATAGTTGTAAAGTCTTTAGGGTAGACATCTCGTGTATATGTGCTAATCCAAGTATGACCAATGCCAGGGCGGCGAGACATAGTAGAATACTCGGGGAGGACTTCGCTAATTTCTCCAGTATAATCATTAAACCTTTCATATGGTTTTAAGCCTGTTTTTTCGTTTACCTGGTCTTTTAGTGGGCCGTTTAGTTTTTTCATGCAGTACCTTGCTACATATCCGGCAGATTCGAATGTAACAGTACCTACAGTCACGAAGCCTTTTTTCCATATTTTTTCGAGAGTCTGACTTGAGTATATAGCTTCACCACTTGGAGAGTCGAATAAATAGACCCAATCGTCGAAGTTGTATCCAAATAGTATTGCGTGATAATGCGGTCTGCTTGTATTGTCGCCATATTCTCCACAATGATAATACCTTATTTTTTTACCTGTTTGTTTACGTAAGCGTTTTATGAATTTCTGAAAATCGCTTTTTATTAATGAACCGTCGGGTGGTAAGTTTTCGGGATTGTATGTAAGTGTTATAAAGCAGTTATCTTGATACATCGATGCTTCATGTACACATCGCATAGCCCATTGTCTTGATCGTTCCAATCTGCACCCGATACATTGTCCGCATGGTAGTGTTAAAGAATCACCTCCAAATTTATCTGTAAATGTTATTTGACCATGTAAGTTTTTATATGCTGTAAGGGGATGAAAGCATGCCATATCATAATCTTGTTCCGCCACGCATCGGACGTGGTTTTAAATTCATTTTATTTATTTTTGAACCTTTTCTGAATTTACGGTTTGAGCCTTTTTTACTCATCTTGTATCGTTTCATTTTCGAGTGCCTCTCTTTCGTTTTCTAATGTATTAGTCCACCAGGTAACTTCTATACCTTGTACCTTGATGGTACCTTTACGAACTGAATATTTTTTCTCCAGTCTGGTTGCTGCT